CCCCCTGCCCGCGACCAGGACCAGCCCTCAACAGCCCAGCGAGGCACACCTACCCCAATTCATCAGTGGATCGAGGCTTAGGCGACATGCTTATTGCGGTGGTATCCAACCAGTTCGGGCTCATCAGCGACATCAAGCCTGAGCAGACCGGCTGGACACAGGTCCACGCCCGCGACGGCGGCTGGGAAGACGCCCACATGAAGGTGTACGTGCGGGCCGCCAAAGTCACCGAACCGGCCTCCTACACATTCGGCAACGGCCTACTGGCTGAGTCCATCGCACACCTGATCACCGTGCGCGGCGCCAACCAGCTGCTCGATGAGGGCTGGCAGTTCGCATCGTCGCTACGCAAGAGATGGTGGGAACGCTATGACGGCCATATCTGCCCATCGATCGACCGCGCCGGACAACTGCTGCTGTTGGTGTCCTACATCCCGCACAACGCGCTCCAAACCACACTCACGCAGACCGTGCCGGCCGGGACGACGGAACTGGAGAACGTAGACGGGAACCTGGCATGCAGCGCGGTGGCCGCACTGCCGAATCCGCCGCGGCCGACAGGGGAGCGCACATTCGTCGCGTCGGAGGAACCGTCCTGGGCCGGCCGCTCCATCACGGCATCGATCCTGGTGCCCGGCACGTTCCAGTAGTTGCGCCTCGGAGGTTCACATGTACGACCCGCCAGACAGTTTCGACGACATGCTCGGTGACGCGGACCTGGCCCCGCAGACGGGCCCGTTCGTCCCGCTCGAAGTCCCCGGTGTCGGGGTTGTCAGGGCGCGCCGGCCGATGCCTAACGCCGTGCCAGTGCTGGCCATGTCGGTGAATGCCAAGATCGATGTTGTCGAGAAACAGGGCTACCTGACACTGTTCCTGCAGAACCACCTGGAATCCGGCGAGCACGAACGCATCTTGGTCACCATGATGGGCGGCGAACTGCCGGCCGACAGCATGGGCAGGGTTGCCCGCGCGATAGCGACATGGGGCACGGCCCGCCCTACCTTGCCGTCATCATGCTCAGTGTGATGGCGGCTACTCATTGGCGGGCGATTCGGACCCGGATGCGGGGCGACGGTATCGCCGATCCGATGCGGCAGTTGCCGCACATGCACGCACTGATCGACGAAGCCGAGAAGGTGTGGCTGGAAGCCCTGCACACCGGCAACGAGGAAAAGGACAAGTACGAGCGCGAGCAGCTGTTGGACCGGCTGTACGCGCCGACCACAGACGGCGCCGAGACGCTGAACGGCGACGGATACCAAGCCAAACGCACGCCGCCGCCCGGGTTTGAAGATCCGGCCGAGGTCGAGGCCAACTTCGATGCGGTCGCGAGGGCTTTCGGCGGCCGGTAGTTGCACGCCGCCGCCCTAGCCTGCCCGGCATGGCGAAGTTGGCGCAGGTGGTCCCGTATCTCGACATGTCGGCCCCGCGCGGCCAGCGCCTCGCACCGGAGATGCGTGAGGAGATCGCCGAAGCCGCGCCCTCGACCCTGAACGACGGCGCGGTCAAGACAGCGAAGCTGGCCGAAGAAGCAGTCACCGAACCGAAACTGGCTGCCGGAGCGGTCACATCGCCCAAGATCGCGTCGAAGGGCGTCAAGGCCGTCAACATTGACGACGCTGCCGTTGGCACAGCCCAGCTGGCCGCTGGTGCTGTCACCGCAGCCAAGGCCGGCGTCGGTGTTGTCACTGCCCACGACAGCGCAGGCAACGCCATCAAGCTCGACGCAGTGCCCATGACCTCGACCGACTACACAGCGCTGACGACCAAAGAACCCAACGTCCTCTACCTGCTGAGCGACTGATGCCCGGTATCTACCTCGGCGGCACCGCTATCAAGGCAATGATGCTCGGCGAGAAGGCCATTACCCGGGCGTATCTCGGCGAAACCCTGGTGTGGTCAGCGCACCGGATCCGCGACGACTTCAACCGTGCTGACGGCGATCTCGGTGTCAACTGGGTGATCAGCTCCAGCGTCGACGGTTATAAGCCCAGTGTGGTCGGCAATGTGTGCCGCCTCGGAGTGCCGGACGGGCTGCTCTCGCTGCAGCTGAACGGCGCTCACGCCCGCTACGTCGTCACGCTGGACCGCGACGACGGCTATGTGGAGTTCCGCATCGGCAGCCAGGGATCAGGACCGAGCCTAACCGGTGACCTGTGTAGAACCACGATCCTGGGGCGCGGGTCCAACAATGCTGTCACCGGTGGCGTTGGCGTGCAAATGGATTCATCGACGCTGCGGATCGTGCGGAGGGCCGGGATTGACACTGTGGTCAAGACGATCGGCACATTCGGCGCTGGCGATGTCATCCGGCACAACTTCGTCGGGAACGTGCACACGTTCCGCCGCAACGGCAGCCTGCTCGAAGAGTGGGAAGACGAGAACGCCACCGCCCCCAAGGGAACAGGGAACCGGTCGCTGATCATTTCCGTGCAGGGCTCCAAGGATCTCTTGGGGCCGCGCAGGTTTGGCCCGGCCATTGACTACGTGGAGATGGGCTGATGTCGGCCCGGTCCTTCGTGCAGCTCGTCAAGTATCCGCTGTTCTACGTCGCGCTGGCCGGAGTCTCGTTCCGGATTGGTTGGTGTGCAGCCCATTACGTCAGTGACCGCATGGACAACTTTGATCCAGATATCGGTAAGGGGAAGTACGGATGGTGATCAAGGCCCGGATAGCTCAGTGGCGCGGGGAGTTGTTCGACAGCATCGGCAAGCAATGCGCGGCGGTGGTCCGGGAGCTGTTGACGAAGTTCCTCAACGATTTCCGGCAGGATGCGCGCGCCGAGGTCGCCGCGCTCGCGCGCAAGGCCGACGAATCGGTGGACAAGCTCACCGACGCCATCCCCGGCACACTCGATGACCGCCTGTTCGACGGCCGGTTCGGTCAACTGCTGCAACGTCTTGAACAGCTGGTCCCGCTCTTTGGCGGTGGCAGCCGATGAGTTTCGTATGGTTCCGGCCCGACGGCCCGCTGCGCAGCCGCGAGCAGATCGCCTGCGAGGTGCACGCCGTGTCACTGGCACGTGGTCTTGACGAGCTCGCCACCGTTTTGGCGCTCATGTGCATCGACGTCGAGGTCGGCGCCGAAGACGACAACGGGGAGCGGCAGTGGTGGTGCCCGTGGAACGCGGCAGATCCGCAAACCGAGCAGTTCGACCACGACTCGCAATCCGACGATGCTCTCTCGTCGGGCTATTTTCAGCAGCAGGTCTCACGTCCTGGTGCGCCAGGGCGTCCCTGGGGCTGGGGCGGCCTGTTCGGCGACCTCAATGGTGTCAGGAAACGCATGACTCTGGCCGACTCCGCGGACATGTTCCTTGCCGCGCTGCCCGACGACTACGGGCGCGCTGCTGGAAACCCAGTCGTGGCAGGGCAGGTCGTGCAGCAGGTCCAGAAGTCGGCGTTCCCGGATCGGTATGCGCAGCGTTGGGGCGAAGCATGGTCGGTGCTGCGTCGCGCGCTGGCCGGCGGGCCCGTTGATCCGTCCGTGCCGACCACCCCGGATGTGCTGACACCGGTGCCCGGCTTCCGCGGAGACCCATACTGGCTGGCCGATGTGCTGCGCGCCGAGGGGCTGCGCGTTTTCGAGATGGACGGCTGGAAAGACCGCGGAGAAGGCGACCAAGGCGTGCTGTGGGGCGTGGTGTTCCATCACACCGGCAACGCCAACGAGACGCCGGAAGGGATCGCATTCCATCCGGCGCTGGGGCTGGCCGCGCACCTGCTGATCCGGCCCAACGGCGATGTATGGGTGTGCGGTATCGGCAAGGCCAACCATGCCGGTGTCGGCTCGTGGCCTGGGATTCCCACCGACAACGCTAACCCGGTGACGATCGGGGTAGAGGTCGCGATCCTGCCGCAGGAGAACGCTCCACACCGGACCGGCTGGCCGCCAGTGCAATACGAGGCCACGGTCAAGGCATTCGCAGCGATCCTACGCAAGCTCGCCCAGACGGCGAAACGCGCTATCTCCCATAAGGAATGGGCAAAACTCGGTCCCGCCGGGGTGCGGCAGGGCAAGTGGGACCCCGGCGCCATCGACATGAACATCTTCCGCACCGACGTCCAGGCACAAATCGACACCCGCACCACAGGAGGTTTCCTTATGGCCCTGACCGACTCCGAACAGCGCGAGATCCTGGATTACGTTCGCGCGCAGAACGCTCCGATCCCGTCTACCTCGCCGCTACGGCACCTCGGCGAAGGCAACGTCACCACGCGGGCGAACCTGCCGCGCGCGATCGACGCTAACCAGCACGTGACCGCGGTGGTCACCCTGGCCAAGGAAGGTCACACACCCTCGATCGCGCTGCTGTGGGAGGTATCCACGGCGGCCGACAACCCGGGCAAGTACCCGGACCGGCAGGAAGACGCCAACCTCGCCAAGGCGCTGCTGGCCAGCATCAGCAAGGCGAAGAAGGCCGTCGCCTGCGAGGACATCGAGGCGTGGCTCGACGCCGAGAAGGTTGCCGCATGAACGGGCCCGATGGGAAGTGGATCGGCTACGGGGAGGGTGATGAATCCGACGCGGTGATACCGATCGAACGCCGGCTGTTGCTCGCCTATCCGAAGAACAGCCGCGCTATCGAGCACGGCGTCATCTTGGACCGCAAGTACACCGCGGCCACCAAGGCTTCGGTCATCGACATCACCACGTTCATGAACAACGACCCCGGCGAATTGGAGCGGCTGCAGCGCATGGGGATCGCCACCCCACTGCGTAGTGATGGCGTGGCGAACCTCGACGTGCGCAAGGCCATCGGCGCCTATGTCGAAGCCCCCACCAACCCGGCGCCGTCCCTGTACCCGATCCAGGGCGTGTGGGCCGATTCGCGGGCGTTCCTGAACCCGCCGACAGCGCACAGCTTCGCCAAGGCCACCAACGATTTCCGCGACGAAGCGATGCGCCTGTACCGGCCGATGGCGGGCACACCCATCTGGCTTATCGGCTACAGCATGGGCGGGGTATCGGTGCAAAAGTTCCTGACCGCGCTCCCGCCCGAATGGCGCCAATACGTCGTCGGCGTAGCCACATTCGGCGACCCGGCGATGCCCGCCGAAGGCAGCCTCAATGGAAATGATCCGGGGGAGGGGATCTCCAAATCGCCGCAGCCACCGTGGGTGCGAGACCGCTACTGGTCGTACTCGATCGACGGCGACTGGTATCCGCGGGCACGGGGGCTGATGTTCCTGCTCTACCAGGTGCTCACCCGGGCGGAGCTGACCATGGAATTCGCGCTCTACCTGTTCACCGAGTTCCCGAAGCAGGCATTCCAGCAGCTACTCGGGGCCGCACCGAGCGACGATCCGCTCGCCGGTGTGCTGCGGGGGCTGGCAGGGCTGATGACGACCGGCCCGACGAATGTGTTTGGTGTAGCGCTGAATCCGCTGCAGCTATTCGCGATCCTGCCCGACTTGGTGCGTCTGCTGTTCGATGCGATCAAGTTCGTCACGACCGGCGCGCACGGCAAGTACGGAGATCCCGCATACGCTCTGTGGGACGGCATGACCGCCGTAGACCACGCGGTCGCCACGATCCGCCGCGTCACTCCGGACGGCTGCACCCTGTTTCTGTTCCCGGGCACGTGGGCGAATTGGAACCAAGGCTTCCCGTTCGACGTCGCCGTCCAACTCCAATAGCGCGCCTGGTCAGGCGGCAATATAGCTCCGGTAGACCCGCTGTTCGCGGTAGCCTGCCACTGTGAATTCGGACTCGTCTCCCGATGAACTGCAAGAGCGTGATGATGACCTCATTCTCGATCCTGCGGTGCGGGAGAGGTTGCGCAGCGTGCTGGCTAACTGGCGAGTCCCGAACTCTTTGTACACAGGTGCCTTCGCTGATCTCGTAGCCAAAACCGCTAAGCTCACCTCGTTTTCGATCCCTCAGTCGGTATTTGATCGTGTCACGATCCTGTCTGGAATTGAAGCCCAACGGTCGAAACTCATGGAGGCGCTCAAGCCCACACGCGACATCCAAACTGGATTGAGCGCGCAGCTGGCCGACAGGCAGGCGCATTTCGCAAAGCTGAGCGCGAACCTGACGAAGACGATCGATACAGGTATCGGCGATTCTGTTACCCGAGTGGCAAGGCAGTTCGCCGCCGAGCAGGCATCTTGGCTCAAGTCACTGGGGCCGACGCTTGAGGGGTTGAGACGCAGCTTCTATCCGCCAAATCTACGCGCAATCGAAGACCTTGAGTTCGGGGACGTCGAGAGAGTCGTTATGGATGAGGGCATCGCGCTGTATGGTGTCCCGCGCACTGCCATCGCGAAGGCTTTGATCAATGCGGACAGCGCTGCTAAACGTCGTGACATTATCGGGCGTCGGTGGCGTGAAGTCTCCGCGGACTGCCGCAAAGCTGTCGAGGGGCTCACGTCGGATGCATTCGCGCCTTACGCGCCTTTCGCGGTGGTCGCTTTGGATGCTTTCGACAACAGCCACACCGAGCCAGCTCAGGCGCTCACCGGCTCTCTAATCGACAGCCTGCTGACCAGACGCTTTGGCAAGGGACGTGAGAACTACGTTCCCGATAAGCACGGCAGGCGGACCACCGAGGCCTACTACCAGTTCGCCGTCCACCAGTTCATCGTCTTTGCTCCCATGTGGCGGGCGTATCAGCGGTACAGCGTGCAGGACGGCGACCAAGTGCCGAGTACCTTCAGCCGCCACGCGACGGCCCACACGGTGAGCCCGCGACAATTCAATCGCCGCAACGCGGTTCAAGGTCTACTCTTCGCGACGAGCTTGCTTCTCTTCTTCGACGAGCAGGCAGCGAGAGTTGCAAACAACTGACCCGAGCACTGTAAGACAGCGGCGGTCGGTGTAGGGGCATGCTCTGGGACTTGTATTGGTCCTAGGGGTAGATGTGGTACTGCGGCTGGCCGAGAGGCGTCGGGGGAAACGCGTTCGGGTCGACGGGGTAGCAGCGGCCGGTGGACGGAATGAAGCCGGCCAACTGACCGTACTGTCCGGAGAACGACTGCGGAGCAGAAGTGAAGCAGCGATCCCATGTCCCGTCGGCCTTGATCGGTCCGTCGCAGTACTGCGCAAACGGTCCTGCCTCGCATCCCGCGCTGGCTGGCGCGGCGAACCCGAAGCCGATGGCGATGCTGGCGGGTATGGCAGCGGCAGAGACCGCTAGGCAGATGCGCCTGAGCTTGGACACGGTTCGGCTCCCCCTCGTTTGTAGTTGAGCGGCAGATTACAAGATCCCGCGCAGGTCAGGAGTGGTAACGCGTGTCTCCATGGTTCTGGGGGCGCACTGCGGTGGGCAGTGGTCGACCAAGATCTACTGCGAAGGGCCCTGCCGGGGCTTGTTCCCTGGCCTACGATTGCCGCAACCGCCAGCCGCGTGCGGTCGTGAATGGAGGGGACATGGGCATCGAGAATTTGATCAACAGCGCGAACGCTGGTCAGCTGGCCTTGCATATAGATGATGAGGCGTTCAACGAGCTGATCAAGGCCTGCGATACCTACATCGATTCATTGCGGGAACTGCATGACGACGCTACGAATCTGAGTTATCACCCTCTCGGATTCTCTGAGGATCACCTCGAGTCGGGCGCGCAGCTGGCGAAGAAGTTCCAAGATAAGGCCGGCGCCCCGGACAACAGCGCTGCGGCGACGTTCAAATCGCACATTGAGCGCGTCGAGGAATTCAAATCGCTGTTCGTGGCCGCCCGGAAGGCATACCAGCAGACCGAGGAGCACAACACGCGGGCTTTCAAGCCAGGCGATGGCCACTAGCCGCTACACGTGGGTCGTCGCCGCGCTATCGACCACCCTGCTGGCCTCGTGTAGCCACTCGGGTATCCAGAGCACCGCAGCGAGCACGACAACCGCAACAACATCGGCGGTCGCTACCAACGCCAAGGGGCGGCCGACCGTCTCGTACGACCCTTGCACGCAGATCCCGGCGAGCGTCATCGCTCAGCAGAAGCTAGATCGACGCCCGCCGCGGCCGAATCGTTCTAGCGACGGAGAGACCGAAAACAACACCTGCGGATACTTGGCGCCAGAGGACTACGGGGTGACGGTAGCTGCGTCCAACTACACCCTCGACATGGACAAGAAGACCTATCCGAACTCGAAGGCGCTCGACATCGGTGGTCGGCCGGCGCGGAGCTTTTTCCTCTTTGACGGGAACACTGATACCTGCGCTATCGATATCGCGGCGCCCTTTGGTACCTACGGCGTGAAGGTCGACAGCACATCTGGCAAGTTTGGCCAGTTCCCTGATTGCCTCACTGCGGCACGCGCGCATCTTGATGCGTTCCTGCCGTATTTCCCTGCGTAGCAAACGGTTGGACTCTGGCGGGACACGGTAACTACACGTATAGTTCCCGGATATCCGTGATTAGAGGGGGGCCTCTCATGCCTGAAGAACCGCTTAGTGTCCATCCCGAGACGTTGATCCGGCAGGCGAATCTTCTGCTGGATGGCATTACCCAATCCAAGGTCGAGCACGGCACGCACCACGACACCCTGGCGTCAGCAGGTGCGGGGATGCTCGATGCCACCAAGGCGGCGCTGGAGAAGGCGCACGAGGCGCTTGTAGATCAGACGCGCGTGCTTCACCACCAACTGACCCAGCACGCAGACGGCATGCATGAGTTCACCGGGCTTGCGGTCACCATGGACGAGCAGAATCGGGCGGGCTTCAAGTGACCACCTGCGATGGTGTGGAGCATTGGGACGATGAGGGCCTGAAAAACGTCATCGGCACCATGGACGGCATTCACAAGTCCCACGTCAAGCTCGGCGACACTCTCGACGGTGTGCAGGCCAATCTCGAAAGCTGGGGCGGTCTGACGGCTGAGGCGTGGCGGGCGTATCACGGCAAGATACGCGTCGATATCGATGCGCAAGGACACCAGGCAAAGGCCGTCGCGGACAAGCTGCGGCCCTTGTACGACGAAGTTCTGGGCATCAAGAGCCGCTTCCGCTACCTCAAGTCGACCATCGAAAACAACGGCCACTTCGGCAGCGACGGCCAAATGGTCCACTGGAAACTCAACAACGACGGCACCATCAACACCGGCGGCTCCACCAAGAGTGCAGACGAAGCATTCGCCAAGCAACAACTCGAAGACGAGATGAAAGCGTTGCTGCACAAGGCAGATGGCGTCGACCAGGAGATCGCAGACGCGCTCAAAGCTATCACCACGCCGGGCGGTGCAGTGGCGGACGGGCCACACGTCGGGCAGCCCCCCGCGCCGACATCGCCGTACCCAGAACCCAAGCCGGAAGACAAACCCAAGGCCGACGACGCCACCATCGCCGCCGGCACACTCACCCCGGCCGACCAGCTACCGCTTCCCTCCAAGGACGGAACGGTACCGAGCCTTACGGAAGCGAATGCACGGCACACAGGGCCGGAGAGCGGTAAAGACTTCCTGCACAACAACCCTCGGCCGTCGCCGCTACTTGCGGGGTTGTCGGCGAATGAATGGCGGCAACGACTGGCCAACTTCAAACCCGGCGACCCGCTGCCCGATCCACGAACTCCCACGGGCGACAAGAACATTGACACCATCGCACATGCCGCCGGGCAGCAGAACACGACCTACGCCTGGGGCGGCAACCGGGACAAGGACGGCCCCTCTGTCGGCACACTGCAGGGCGACCCGCCGCCCGGAACGCCCGGCGAGGGGCCACTCGGCGGCGGTGCCCACACCTACCAGGACAATCTGCGAACTGGCTACGACTGCGGCGGTTTGGTCCGCTACTCGCTTGAGCAGGGTGCAGGCATAGACGTTGACCAGGGCACCAACACTATTGACCGCGGCGGGAGGTTGGAGCGCGTGGCACCACTGGTCCCCGGCGCGACCATCGGCAACGACAACACGCAGGCGGGCAACATCTTGATATTCGGAGGTTCGCAGCCTTGGGCGGCCAACTGGGACACCACCCACACGGGCATCTACCTCGGCAACGGATACATGATCAATGCTCCCGGCTCGGGAGACCCGGTACGAGTGGATCCCGTGAAAGGCCATGGCAACGCCGACATCTTGCGGATACCGGGATCATGAAACGGGCCATCATCGTGCTGGCGGCCCTGTCTGCGGCCTGCGCCCCGACAACGACGACGGAAACCAAGACCGTCGCTACAACCACTGCGATCAGCGATCCGGCGCTCACCGCCCGATTCACCAAGGTCTTGTGGCCAACGATCATGAACTACCGGTACTACGGCCAAGGCGACCCACAATCGCCGCCAGGGCCGAATTCCGATATGGCCAAATTCAAGGCGGTATTAGCACCGGGAGCCACGGTCGATATCAAGCATCGTGCACAGGGCATCGGCGAAGTCCTCGGACCAGATGGGGTAGAACTGGGCGAGACCAATAATGTGAATCTCGCAAATACCTCCATCACGGAACTCAATGGTTCCGATGCGACGGTACTTGCCTGCTACACCTACGATTTCACCGCACGTAGCGAGTACCCTCACACCAACGACCACGCTGTTCCGGGCGCCTCAGAGGTCACGTTTACCCTGCGCAAGACTACCGACTGGCTCGTGAGCGACATCGCCAACAATCACACGGTGCCCGACTGCCAACCCAGCAAGGCATAAGCCGACACGTGTGACCACACTGATAACTGCCGGCCGATCAAGCCGTCCTGATTCGGCCGCTTGTAGCGGAAGCCGAATGCGGGGTTCCGCTAACACGAGCACACCTCTAATATCGAACGTGTGTTCGAAAGGTGGGGCAGCAATCCGCGGTTCCCGACCCTGAAGCGGATCTATCGGCTGGTGTACGTCAACATGCGCCGGGCTTTGCCAGAGAGCGTGGGTGGCGCCGTCCGGAACCGCAACATCACGGTGCGTGCAGAGGGACTGCGCATCGAGGAATGGATGCGCGGCTACCAGATCGCATGGGTGCGGACGCACGATTCGCACTGGATTGGGGTGGTGCAGATCGATGCGCTCAGTGACAACGAGATGTCGAGCGTGACGATGACCCTGTGGCTGGCGCCCAGCATGTTCCAGGTCGAGCGGCCGGACGGCTTCTACGAGAATCCGTACCGGCGACGGTACCGATGAGCCCCGAATTGAGGTGTTGGATGATCCAACATTCCGATAGGTTTCCGCAGGTCGGGCGTAGGTCTCAACAGGTCTGTTTTTTCGGCAAGAAAAGCTCTGACCTGCAGATATAGGCGGATAGCAAGGGGTTCGAGTCCCCTTAGCTCCACCATAATCCCAGGTCAGACGACCTGGGATTTTTTGTCTCTGAGGACCAGGAATGGCTGAGGGGATATCAATCGGTGCGACGCAGAAGTGGCCCGTCGTGGCAGGTGGCGTCGGTCAGCGGCGGTGGACCGCCGAAGTGCGGGCGATCGCGTTGGATCGGCCGGTTTCTCGCGCTGAAGCGGTCTGCCGGTTACGGCTGTCGGTTCGGGGAGCCAGGCACATTTGTTCAATTCGGTGAGCGCGGCCCGCACGCGGCGCCAGGCCGACACGACAGCCATCCGAGGACCGTCCAACGGCTAGCGGCGTGGTCACGCTGCACCCGCTTCGACGCGTAGCCGTTTTTTGAGCGCCAACGCGCGTTTCTCCACAACGAACCAGCTCATTGCTGCCAGGGGCAGTGTCACCAGGGTCGCCACGATGAAGAACGGGAATACCCGCAACGTTGCGAGTCCCATGATGACGAGTAGCTGCTGGATGGGAAAGGCATAGATGTACACCCCGTAGGACAGGTCATTGCGCAGGCTCAGGCGTTTCAATAGCGCGCCGGAGGCAATCACCAGATATGCCAAGGGGATTGCTCCCAGAACGCGGTAGTTGGACAGCAGTCCGGATAGCAACAGCAGTCCCAGCGACAGGGCGACCAGCGACCATTTGGCGGGGATCTTGTCCTGGTATTGATAGATCAACGCCCCGGCCGCGAACATGACTGCGAATCGGGCAATCATCTGGGGAATGGTGGACATTGCGAAAGCCGGGAAGCCGAAAACTGCCGTAGCGGTGAGGGTTAACACAAATGCGGTGGGGATGGTCCACCGGTGCTTCAGTAGACCCGAAATCCCGAGCAGCGCGACGACGATGTAGCAGCCCGTCTCGAACGCCAGCGTCCACAACGAGCCGTTCCATACCCCGGGCCATGGAATGTTTTTCGGGGTGCCGGCGATGCCGGGATAGAACAGCACATTCATCAGCCCGTTGTTCAACACGTACGCCGCGGGCGCCCCGGACTTCATCAGTTCGCTGACGGAGCCACGTTGAATCAACACGCCGAGTGGAGCGATGACGAACGCGGTGATGAATACGCATACCCACAATCCAGGCAGGATCCTCAAGGCCCTTGATGTGAAGTAACTGCGCGGCTGCGGGTTTCGCATCCAACTCGAAGTGATCAGGAACCCCGATACGGCGAAGAATCCGTCCACCCCAACCTGCGAAAGCAACTGAGTGATAGGCCTCGGCGGAATCTCGTGGCCGGTCAAGGGCCAGGTGTGCCAGAGAATCACCGAGGTAGCCAGGACGAGCCGCCATGCGTTAAGCGCGTTGTTACGCGGATCGAACACCCGTCCCAGCACCGCTTCTCCCAACCCCTGTCGCGGACGGTCGCGTCCGAAAGTGGGTGTAAAAGCACCGGTCGGTTCGCAGCTTCGTGGGTGAGCATACGGGCTGGGGAACTCAAGTGACAGGCTCTTGCAGCTTGAGCTGGT